CCGACCAGCCCGGCGCGTCTTCGACGGCGTGACATTCAAGTCGCCGACTCCCACCTGGTCGATGAGTTCCAACCCGGTATCCTGAAGTCGATTCTCATCAAGTAACACCAGAGCTAATTCGCAGGTCGCGTTTTCAAGCCACACCGGAATAGTCGCCGAGTTAATCCACGCCGCGTCAAAAGTAAGCCCGCTCTCCCAACCGGTGCCTCGTTCCCGGCCGCTCTCGTAATCAGCGTTGGCAACCCCGTAGCGCGGCCAACTGAGTGACTGTGAGTTGATCGCCGTCGGCATCCCGACCCAGCGCTCCTGGTTGAGGCGATTCGTGGCTGAGACAAGCGACTTGTCTTTGTCTTCGGGCGTCGCACCATCCCACGCGTCGGTGTAGAGACGGCCGTCGAAGTAGAGCTGCGCCGTGTCGCGGTCGATGAAGCTGTTAGCCGAGGCGCTTCCGGCTTCTGCGTTGATGGTGAGTGACATTTGAAATTAGTGGGAAGGTTGCGAGCGCGTTGTAATCGCAGCTGACTTGAAAACGGGTTCGCTGACACGCGCCCGCGACTTGCCGGGCATTCTACATCAAGTCATCGCAAGAGCGTTTTGCGTAGCGGACTGCGAGTTATTCGCAAGCGCCACTCTGTAATTCACGATCACGGCTTTAGCGTCGCTTGTGATTGCATTCTTGATTGCCGGGTTGACCTTCGTCGGGTCAACCGTGATGCCATCCGCCTGATAGATCGGCAGCCCTCGGGCAATCGCGTAATCGAGCAGGGCGGCATCTCTGAGCGCGTCCGCTGCCACCTGAGTGCCAGCGGTGAATGTGAAAGAGACTGAGACTGTGGAAGTAGCCATCGCAATTGCTCCTGTATCAGGTTGTCGCCGCTAACCGTCCAGTGTGTTGCAGCGCGACTGCTCGACACATCGAAATGAAATCGTCCGCGCTCATCGCCCGCTTCGTCAGGTTGCAGCGCTTGCAGCAAGGTACGCAATTTTCAATCGTGTATCCGCCGCCGTTGTCTTTCCGGTCAACACCGTTTCCGACGAACGGACCCGAGGCTTTTGCGCTCTGGTATGTGTGACCGCGTTCGTCGCCGCAGTAGTAACAGGCGCGCCCAAGTAGAGCGCAGAAATCTTCATACGTGAGCGAGAACTCCAGCTGTCGATTTCTCGCCCCTTTTCTATACTGAACAAACACGTCGCGTTGAGCAGCCTTGCCCGGCTTGCTCATGTTCCGACCACCGAGCAACGCCGCGCACTCACGCTGAAAACAACCGCAGCTGGTAGAGACGCCGCTGAGCAGGCTGTAAGACTTGACCGCCCGCTCTACTCCGCAGTCGCAGCGACACTGCCACATCACATCGCGGTTGGTAGTCGCGGGCTCACGGCCCAGCCTCGACACAACCAGCCATCTTTCAAAGCGCCGCCCGGTGAGATCATTCTTCAGCGGAGCAGGTGGACGGGCGCAGCCGCAACTCTTCGACGCGTTAGTAAGTAGAAGCGTCGTCTCCCCAACGATATTCTCGGTACCGCATTCGCAGCGGCGAACCCACTGCCTTTCGACGCGACGAGTAGAGGTGCGATGGGCGCTAACAATCGTCCACTTCCCAAACACCATGCCCGGCTGAATCTTCGGGTCGCGCCTACCGCTCAGTTTCGCCGGGTCGCCGTGTCTCCACAGCCGGTTGTAGTGCTTCGAGCAGAACCCGACCTCCAGCTTTCCGACCTTACCGCAGCCCTCGAATCCGCAGACACCAGTCCTTACTTTTCGCATCGCTACCCCCGTCTGTATGTGATGTATTACAGATAGAGTATAGCACGTACCGAGTACCTTAAACCTATGTAAAAGTGGCGCTCCCTACGATCTCCCCAACCCATTGAGTTGCGGATATTGCCGTGATCACCAACTTCGAACCCACAGCGTCCAGGCTAACGTTGCCCGCCGCCGCCGTGACTGAAGTGCCGACTCTGATAGTTGTCGAAGCGCCCGCCGTGATTGTCACCGTCTGATTCGCGTCTCTGTAGAATTCATACGTGAGATTCTTAACCGCAGTGGGCAGCGTAAAGTTGACCCCGCCCGCCGCGCCCGTGTTGGTGAACATCGTGCCCTTGTCGGCGGTGAGTACTGTGTAGTTCGCCGTCTTCGCGGTGACGACACGGCCAGCGAGCAGGGAGCCGAGTCCGCCGAGCGTGCCGTTGTTCGCTTCGATTACACCGGCGGCGTTGCGGGAGAATGAGGTATCCGGTATCTGAGTCGTCTGAACACTGCCGCCGGAGTTCCACCCGATTCTTGCCCCTCCCGGCGCTAACAGATCGCTTGCTGAAATCACCAGACAGGCGGTGCCTGCGAGGGTAACGACAAGCCCGCCCACCCCTTCGTAGAATCCCCGGCCCGCAGAACCCGCTAAGAAAGGCGCAGATTCAAGGCCGTTGCCCGATGACAGGAATCGAGCAGCCGTGATGTTCGCCGCCGTGGTGACCCCGCCCGTGCCTTTCGGCGTGAGGGTAATTCCGATATTCGTAGCCGAGCCCAAGGCTGCATGAGTAATCACCCCCGCCGTCTGCACCACTGACTCATACTGCGTGGTGTTGCCGACGAACGAAGACGTAAACGGCAACGTGGCCGAGCCGAGATTGATGGTCCCTGCCGCTACGGGTAAGAGGCTCGTGTTGAGCGCAACTCCCGAAAGATTGTCTAACGCTACTGTCGCGCCTGCCGCTGCCGGAGTTGCGTATTCAAGCGCCGTCGCTCCCGCGTTCACTCTGAGAACCTGAAGCCCGGTGCCAAGCGCTGAAAGGCCGGTGCCGCCGTTTGCGAAGGGGAGGACTCCGGTAACGCCAGAGGTCAGGGGAAGCCCGGTTGCGTTCGTGAGAGTGACGCTCGTTGGGATTCCAAGTACCGGCGTGACGAGAGTCGGGGAAGTCGCGAAGACTGCTGCCCCGCTGCCCGTCTCATCCGACAGAGCCGCCCGCAGGCCTGCTGAATTAGTGAGCGTCCCTTGCTTGGCGTCCAGCGCCGTCTGAAGGTCGGTCTGAGTCGAGAGAGTCCCGGTGATGCCGCCCCAGACGCTGGGCCCTGCTGGTCCGGTCGCCCCGGTGGATCCTGCCGCCCCGGTTGCGCCGGTGGATCCGGCCGCCCCGGTTGTTCCCTGAATGCCTTGAATGCCCTGTGCGCCAGTGGCTCCAGCCGCACCGGTCGCCCCGGCCGCTCCAGTGGCTCCGGTGATTCCCTGGATTCCCTGAATACCCTGAATACCCTGAATACCGGGATCGCCCTGCGGACCGGGCGTGAGTTCGATCCCGTCGATCTGATCCTGAATGGAGCTTGTCGCGTCGAGAAACGCGAGCGTATCGGCCGAGACACCCGAGACCGACACGAATCCGGTGATGGGGTCTGACACCAGCACGAGGCCCGGGCTGAGGCCGGTTGCGCCGCCGGGTATCGAGACATTGGCGACGCTGCCCGACTGCGTGACGGTCACGCCTGAACCGGTGAAGTTCAGTGTCGCGATGAGCTGTGAAAGCGGGATACCTTCGTCGCGCACCGTCACGCCTTCGATGTCCGGCTGGCTGGACGACGCGATCAGGTCTTCAAGATTCGCCGTCGCCGCATCCGGCACGACGAGGTCAGGCCGAGCGCGCCACCATTCCCCAGCTTCAGCGAAGACGCGAATCACTGACCCACGCGGGGCGGTGATGATCACTTCACCCGCGCCGCCGGCGACAAGAAACTTCAGCGGCTTGTCGGCGATAACATTGCCGGACTTCGTACAGTGAACGACTTCGACAATGAAGCCATCGGGCGCAGGTTCACCTGCTCCGGTGTAGACCGTGCCGGTGATAACGCATTGTGCAAGTGCTGGCATTCTTAATTCTTCTTCGCCTTATCCGCGATACTCTTCGCTCGCTCCAACTCTTCTTTCAGCGCCGCATCGTCAGCCGAGGCCTTCGCGATCTGCGCTTCAAACTCCAGCCGCTTCGCCGTGACGATGTTGTAAGCCTCGGCGAACTGCGCGGGTCCGAACATCGTTATGTCGGCCGTGACCGGCAGGCGTTGAATGATGTTGCCCTGGGCATCAAGCACGCCGAAGGTGGTCTGCAGTTGCGTGAGGATGTGAACTATCCGCGGCCGCTCCTGGGACTTCGCGAGTTCCTGGCCGACGGCGGTTCCGGTGATGGATCCTGCTCTGCTCATGGCTCCCTCCGTTTGCGCGAGAACATCCGCGCCAGAGTTGAAAACAGGGTGGTCGGTTTCGGCTTTGCAGCGCGCATGCCGTTCAGCCGCGCGATCCGTCGAGCTGTCGTGTAGTTCACTACCCAGCCCAACTACTTCGCCTTGCCTTTCGGCTTGTGCGCGCCGGGTGTCTGAGCCTTGCGCGCTGGCTTCGCGGGTTTCGTTTCCGGCTTCGCGGGTGGTGTCTGTTCGCCCGGCCACGGCGACGCCGGCCCGTCCGGCCGGTTGTCGTCCCCGCCCTGATCTTCGAGGCCCATCACTCCGCTTCCGGCTCTTCCGCTTCGGGCGCGGGTGTCGTTACGTCCCATCCGGCCGCCGTGAATGCTTCGACTTCCGACGCGTCGATTTCCTGAGTGCACTGTTCATTGCCATCGTGGCGCGTGACGGTGACCTTGCTTGACTTCGCTTTTGACTTGCTTGCCATCTGAATTTCTCCTGGAAAGAGTCGGGCGGAGTCCCTGCAAATCAGGTGTGACCCCGCCCGCTGGTTGTTGCGCGGACTAGCCGAGCAGGATTGCCGTGTGTCGTGGGATAACGCACTTCACGCCCCACGCGAGTGAGATCTCGAGAAAGTGCGCGTGATAGCCATCATACCGGGCCACTTCGAAACTCAGCTTCGAAACGGGGTCGGTCAGCATCGTTCGATCGGTCGCCATGTCTCGGTTCCCCGGAAGGTAGGGAGCGCGAGCCAGGAGAATGAGCGAACTACGCTGAAAGGCCATGTTCTGTGCCGAGGTGCCGCCAACGGTCAGCGCCACCGCCGATGCCGCAAGAGCGACTCTGAGGCCCGGCTCCTGAAGCACGAGCACGCCAGCAGCGGCAACGCCCGTCTTCACGATGTACTTGTTCGTGTCGCCCGCGAAGGTCACGAAGTCACCCGCCAGGATCGTTCCTGTTCCGGTGATCAGGGTGATCGAGGTTGAGCCAACCGCGTAGCCCGTGGTATCCGAAGTGTACAGACTTCCAGTGCCTTTGGTTGGAGTCGCGATTGCCGCCGACTCGCGAATTGCGAAGCCGTGCAGGTTGATCAGCTCCCCGCGTTGCTGCACCTGGTCCGTTCCCGCTTCGTTCACCTTCGTGAGCTGGGCGAGTGTCCGCAGCTTGGCGCCCGCGGTCGTGTTGATCACCAGTTGGCGATCGCTGGCCGGCGCGCCATTGTCATCCAGGATCTTGCGAAGGTTCGCAGGGTCGGACAGGTCGGTTGCAAACGGTGTCTGGGCGGCCGTCCCGTATGAGCGCGAAAAGCTGCTGTAAGTAGCCGCAAGATCCGCCTCAACTTCGTTTGTCAAAGTTCTGAGCGCCTGGGCCACTTCGTCTCTGAGCACGTTGTCGATGCCCGGGCCATTCTCGGTGATCGATTGTTCCTCTTCACCGCTCCAGGGAATCTGCACCGCCTTGGACTTGGTGATCGACATATCGACGCCGCCGAGTGTCACGCCGTTGGGCGTTGGCGGTGTCATTGCCGGAGTGATGTTCACGGAGGCCATCGCCGGGACAACGTGAATGCGGACGGTCTGATTCAAAGCCGCGCGCGCGGAGTCCGAATCAATAGTGACCGCACCGATGAGTCCCACCAGTTCGCGGGATACGATGTCCCTGGCCGCGTATAGCGTCGGGATGAAATTAGTCAGTGTGTTTGCTAAAGCCATTTAAGCTCCTCAGTCCACGACTGCGAAGCCCTCCTTCATACGTGCATCTTTTTGCGCGGCTGGAAGGCGGTCGAACGCGTCGCGTTTGATTTCTTTCTTGTTTGCGCCGCCGGACCCGCCGTTAGCGTTGACAGGACTCCCGGTCCCGCCTGCACCCGAAGCCGCGAAGGCCCCGGCGAATTTCGCATCTGCTTTCAACTCGCCAATCCGGTCGTCAATAGTCATTGGCTTTCCGGTTGCCGAGTTCACTCGCACTTCACCAGTCGCCGGATCGATTACCCGGGCTGAGAACGTCCCGTTCTCCTCCACGATCTTTAGCGATGGGGTGACGTGCGGTAGTAGGAAGAGGTCATTGCCGCCGGCTGCTGACAGGGCGGCCCGGGCGCGCGAGTCGATCATCTCGGATTCAAGCGCGCGCTGGCGTTTGCTTATCTCGGCGTCTTTCGCGTCGAGTGCGACTTTGTGTCCATCCTGCAGGCGCTTGACGTTGGCATCCCAATCGCCTTTTGCCTTTGCGGCGTCGGCGGCGATCTTCTCTTTGTTTGACTGATACTCTTTCCACTCCTCCAGGTTCACGCCTTCGTAAGCTGCAAGCTTTTCGCGCTCCTCTTTGAACTGCTTGCGTAGCCCCTCGGCGGTATTCTTGAGGCCGTCGACGTTCTCAATCTTCACTTCGGTGAGGATGAACTTGTCGCCCTGCTGCGTGTAGAGACTGCGGTGTGATTCGGGCACTTCGGTAAGCGCCGACACGACGCCCTTCAGCGTGATTTCGTCTGCCATGAGTTTCCTTTTGCCTCACCCGGAGGCTTGCGCGACCCGCGCGCTTTAAGGTGTGTTGTTATCGAATTCCAGAACTGGAAGAGACTCCCCGGAGCTCCGCAAGATCCAGCACTCGATTCTCGGAGTTGATCAACCCGGCAAGCGAGATCTCGCCACGCCGGTACATCTCGGCCCGCTCCGGTCCCAGGATCTCATCCTGCTCGGCCGCGCTTTTCGATTGCAGCCACTTCTCTGAATCCGGCGGCTTCTCTTTCTCGTGTCCCTCTACAACCAAGAACAGAATCGTTCTGCACGAGTAGTGAAAAGGCGGCCGTGGGTTGCCGGGTACCAGAAGGTAGAACTTATGCTCGGCCGCGTAGTTGATGCATACGAGAGAAGTGCGGCCGTCGAGTGTCACCAGCAGGCGATAGCCTTTGACTCGATCGTCCTGTTCCGCTTTCTCCCACGCGAGCGCGTTCGAGACATTGAGCGCGAAGGTCCGAGTCAAAGCTCTGGCGCGCATCTGCGCCGGCCGGGTGACGTTAGTCAGCAGGCGTTCACGCAACTGAGTCGGGGATTCTTTGGCGACGCGGGAGAGCTGGGTCTGAATGTTGGTGTCCCGGATCGTGCGTTCTTTGCCGATTTCAACCCAGCGTTTGTAGGTCGCGCCGTCGAAACTGTCGCCGTCCAGGATCTGCTGGGCTCGGGTAGACAACCGGCCAGTCAGGTCGATGGCTGGTTGTCCGGGTGGCCCAGTTTGTCCGCGAAGTACTTCCGGTGGGCCAGTGCGCAAATCTATGCGCAATTGTTCAGCTTTTTGCGCACTGTCACGCTTCTGCGTATTACCAATGGGCGCTCTATGCTCGATCGCCGCTTCAACCTTCCGGGCGTGATTCTCAGCAACCAGGGCGATCGATTCGCCAACCGGTCCCCCGAGTCGCGCATAGACCAGGTTCAGAACCTTTTGAATGCGGGCCCGGTCGATTCCCATCTGCAGTGCGTCACGCCGGGATCCCGTTGCGTAGTAGCCGGTCAGTGCCGGCGGCTGGGAAGCCAGGGCGATCTCTTTTTGCAACAGCGCGAAGAGCGGATCGACCTCTTCGCGGATGATGGTGTTCTCGTAACGCCTCAACAACAGGGCGGCGTGAATCAACAAGCCTAAGTAATCCATTCGGGTGTATCATCGGCGGACTGTGGGAATGACGAAACAAAGCCGCGATGACATTGCCCGGCGGCTGTTGAAGCTGTCGCGGATCCGTCGGATCCAGAAGCTTCATCCTGAATACAGCCTCTCGGAAATCAAGCGGCTGTACGAGTGTCGAGCCTTCGCCTTCAATCCGTTCAAACCTAAGCCGCAAGCGCCGGATCAGTAATCTGCGGCTGCGGGGGAATAGCCAGCACCTGATCGCCAATCCCGGCTTTCTCTTTAATCTCATCGAAGTCAGACGGCAACATCTCGCCGCGCTTCATCATTGCCCAAAGCGTTTCAACCCTAAGTTGACCACTCAGCACCATCGCTGAGATCGTGTTCAGCATCGCCGGGTCGAGCACGACATTCTGGAAATCCTTATTCGCGGTGAACAGCTTCGACTCGCCCTTCCTCACTCCCGCGTCCGGCAGCCCAAAGAAACGCGCCGTCATCCAGAGCGCCTGATTCACGGCGTCATCCAGCGCGTTCACCATTCCACCAAGCTCTGATATCTGCGAGCTGTCATCGATCATCGACTGCGTGGCCGTTACTTCCACGTCGGATCTCGGCGCGAGTAACTCAAGGCCCATGATGCCCGCCAGCCGTTCAACGTCTTTCTGCTCGAGCCGACTTGCCGCGATTCCCGTCCCATCGGGCACCTTCCAGTCAACGGCGCCGTGCTGTGGCATATCCAGCCCGTCATTCGGGCCGAGTACAACCGGTTCACCGTTATCCTCTTCTCGTCCAAAGAACACGAGCAGCGGCACGCAGCACTTGTGCAGGATGTTTCTGAGATCCGACCAGCCCTGAAAGTGCAGGATCATCAAGCGCGCAAGTCCCAGTAGCGCGGGCCGGGATTTCCAGAAGCCTTTCAGGCGG